CAAGCCGACACCCCCAAAGGCTTGCCCTCCGGCCCTCGCCGTTTGTTGCAGAGGCGGCGGGGGCTTTCTTATTTTCTTAGTGTCCTGATTATCGGACAGCTAAAATATACGCGCATATTTTTGTGCAAATGCGCATTAAAACGCTGGGGCATAAATGATATGCTTAGAACATGAACCGAACAAATGTACGAACAGGAGGAGCGCAAAACATTATGTTGTATGATATTGTAAATCAGAGTACAATAAGTGTCGAGGACGGCATTGAAATCTTCCGGGAAGAGTTGTTGTCTGCCGCCCTGGCGCTCCCATACGAAGAAAAGGTACAGCTTTTAAGATTTATTGAAGGAGGAACAGCCAATGAAAGAGGCTATGATTGCATGGTACAGAGACACCAAAATGGTTGAAGCTGTGAATCGTTGCATGGACGCAATCTCCGCATCCGGTCTTTCCGCAGATGGGGCAGAATATCTTCCGGCTTGTTTGGATCAGGCTATTCGTGCCAGCAATCAGGTTACTGCTCAAAATACGCAATTCCGCGTTGCCCATGTAAGCGTGAAAGAAACTAATGGCGGGTATGATGTTACGCCTTTTGAGTTAAGATCTGTTCGATAGCCGCCGATGCAATCCCTTTTGAGATCGTTTCAATCACCGTTAAAGACACGGAGCCAAATGACCGTAGCAATTTTGATGTTTTTTCCCATTGCGTTTTTCCTTCGATTGCCGCGATAAATTCATGCCCCTTTGGCGTGACATAGTAAATAGACGGCAGACTGTTGTGATGGAAGTTTGTAATGGGATCAAAATGAAAATCAGTTGCCAGATACCCACTCTCCGAAAGCTGAATGATGTGATAAATCAAAGCCCCTGTATCGTATTTGTTCAGTGGCGGGACAAGCCTCATTGAATCGATATATAAAACATGATAACTTGCGCAAGTAAAATTACCGACTTCTTCTGTTTTGATGTAAGTATTATCTTCACAAAACAGCATTAAATCTCGGACGCAGTCAGGGTCAAGTTTCATATCTTATTCCTCTTGCTTTCCAAATATTCAATATAGCGTGAAATCTCAGTCAATTCCTCCGCAGATGCGGAGCGGATAAACTGTGCGATTTTATCGTCCACGCCCTCGATCTTCGGATCGGGGGTTTCTTTTATGCTCTTATTTTCCGTTTTGCCCTGGAGCCATTCAACGGACACATTGTATTCTTCGGCTATTTGGTACAGCTTTTTATTGTATGAAATGCTGCTTCCGTTCTCCCACATAGCAACGATTGCGCCATCGTTGTATCCAATCTTCTTTGCAAATTTCGTTTTTGCGCCATGCACATATTTCCCATCTGGACCCTTGGGGATAAGGCTTAATATGCGCTCCAACACAATGTCCATAAATAAACCTCAGATTTGTCACATTTGCCAAAGTTAAAAAAATTTAGGAATCGCTATTGCAAAGTTAAATTTTGTGAGGTATCATATACCTAAGCCCACCGGAAAAGGGTACACAAAAACCAGCCCCCATAAAAGCGGCTTTTGCAATGTCTTTTGGCGATTTCATTGTAATACGCTTTCCGGGTCGTGTCAAGCGTGATTTCTCACATTCATGAGGTTTCGGCGGGTATTGAAAGGAGGATGCATGATTTGGCATTGAGAGAACTGCGAGAACGTTCCAGCCTGACCCGTGCACAGGTAGCGAAGAAACTAAATGTGGACTTGTCCTGTGTGACGCATTGGGAACTGGGCGACTGGCGACCGGCACGTAAGTACCACAAGAAGCTGGCAAGGATGTACGGCGTGACGGTGGACGAACTGTTCGAGGCCAGCAGTGAGCAATAACAGGAGGAAAAAGGAATGAAGGAAATTAAGGTACGGATCACATTTACGGAACCCATTCTTGGCACAAGCCCTGCAAACCCAGACGTATATCGGGAGTTCATCGGTTCCAAATCCCCGGAGGCTTTAAGCGTTGAGGACGAAGTTGCCGCGCTGGGCGCTGATGCTGTGGCCGAGAAGGCCATGACGGTGTTTCCCCGGACGGAGGACGGCACCCCGTTTCTTTACGATTACCAGATCAAAGGCTTTTTCAAGGACACCTGCGGCGGTCTCCGCAAGGTAAAGGGCACGGCCAGCGAGAAGATCAAGGCCTACAAGAAGGAAATTGACAAGCTGATCTTCCCGGAGCCTCGTGTGATTCCTTTGAAGTTCGACGGCCCCATGGGTGAGTGCCAGCGACCCCTGAGAGCGCAGACGGCGCAGGGCGAGCGCGTCAGCCTTGCCATGAGTGAGGAAATCCCAGCAGGCGCTACTTGCGAGTTCCGGGTGATTTGCCTCTGCAACGGTCACGAGAAAGCCGTCCGGGAATGGCTGGACTACGGCCGGTTCTCCGGCATCGGTCAGTGGCGCAACAGTGGAAAAGGCCGGTTTGTCTGGGAGGAACTCCAGTAACGCGACGGAACGGTTGGGCATCGCCAGGCATTGCCACGGAACAGCAAGGCGAAGCGCAGCAAAGGAAAGGCCACGGCTCGTTCCGCAAAGCAACGGAAATGCGGGGCTACGCGGTGCCGCGGCAAGGCTGGGCGCAGCAATGATATGCAACGGAATAGCATTGCATCGAGGGGCTACGGAAGGGACACGAATCGTTAGGCAAAGCAACGGAAGGGCTTAGAGGCGATAGGCACCGCAAAGGAATAGACAGGTATTGAGCTGCAACGGCAATGCACAGATGTGCAAGGCAATGCAATGGAATGGTTCAGAACGGTACAGAATCGCAGCGGAATTGCGTAGCCCAGCAATGCTTGGCGTAGCAACGGAAATGCAGTGATTTGCTATGCAAAGGCAACGCACAGAGAAGCAATTCAGCGCAAAGCCAAGGAAGAGAAATGCAAAGAAAAGCGTAGGAAATGCTTAGATGGGCATGGCGGGGGAATAGAGAAGCTCTGCACCGTTAAGAACAGCAACGGAATGGCAAAGAGATGCTGGGCAAAGTGCGGCAATGGAATTGAGTAGCGCAGCTAAGAAGTGTATGGAACGAAGTATAAAAAATGCCCCGTTCGGCGTTGCAGACCGAACAGGGCGGCGGAACAAATCTTAGGCTTAGATATGTGTCCTGTGGCTATTTTAGCACAGGGGAAAGGAAAAGGCAATGGCGAAGAAACGAAAAATCGAATACCGGGTGATCTGGGTGTCTCCGCCTGACCCGG